AAGAGTTACAGTCATATTATTAGGAACGTATATGGTGTACCTAAAGAAGAATTCAACAAGATTCACGACACGGCTGAAATCGTTGGCATGGCTGCTAACATTGGTCGTTACTATGAGGATCTTCATATTCTCAACTGCCGTAAAGAGTTGGGCGAAGAGATTCCGCTCATGGATCACAAGCGAGCCATTTGGATGGCTCTACACGCTTCCTATGCCCTCGAAGCACTACGATTTATGGTATCCTTTGCAACGTCATTGGCCATGGTAGAAAACCGTATCTATATCGGCAACGGTAATATTATCAGCCTGATCCTACAGGATGAGATTCTACATGCCGATTGGACTGCTTGGATTATCAACAACGTGGTCAAGGACGATCCTGACTTTGTTACCATTGCTGAACAAACCCGAGACGAAGTCTATTCCATGTACATGGAAGTGATTGCCGAAGAAAAGGCTTGGGCTGACTACCTGTTCAAGAAGGGCGTGGTCATTGGACTTAACGCACAGATTCTAAAAGACTTTGTGGACTACACTGCCTTTACTAAATTAAAAGAGATCGGCATCAAATATCTTGAAGAGCATCCAAAGTCTAGTCCTATTCCTTGGTTTAACAAGCACGTTAACATCAACAAGAAGCAGACTGCTCTACAAGAGAATGAGTCAACCAACTACGTCATTGGCGTTATGAGTGATTCAGTTGACAAAGAAGCCCTGCCTGAACTGTGAGGAACTAATGGCTAAGATACAAGAAGAAGTTGTAGTAATACGACTAAGCAAATTAATTAAAAGTACAGATGACGAAGTCGCGTCATTGACTAGCAAGGATTTTTCTGCTAATCTAGAAGCAATTGTACAAGAACTAGTCGGTGAAACCGTAGTAGTTGAAATAGAAAAGGAATAATAAATGACAAAAGCAATCGTATGGTCCAAGTACCACTGCCCTTTCTGTGATCAGGCCAAGGCCTTGTTAACTCAACGAGGTATCGAGTTTGAAGAGCGTAAGATTGGCGACGGATTTACAAGAGAAGATCTGTTAGAGGCCGTTCCCACTGCCCGTACCGTTCCTCAAATTTTTATTGACGACAAACTGGTAGGTGGATTTACAGAGTTAAAATCTTACCTAAATGGCTAAGACCCTCTATACAACTTCCACTAGTCTATCTAACTTTTACACGATTAACGCTAATGGTGGTAATTATGCCATTGGATCCATGGCAGGGACCAATGGAACTTATTGGTCTACTACTAACTCGTCGATATCTGCTTCAACAACAAACCCTAATACTATGACTGTTAAAGGAGATTTAGAAGTTGACGGAAATATAACAGTCAAGGGACGAGACCTTGCTAAGTTAATGGAACAGATAGAAGATAGGCTGGCCATACTTCAGGACCCCGATCCTGAAAAGTTAGAAAAGTTTGCTGCTCTTAAAAAAGCCTACGATCATTATAGGTTAATGGAACGACTGATAGGCGACGAATAATGGAAAACAATTCTGCCAAAGGTAGAAACAGTTACGATAGTACTTCAACTGGTGCTATCGTAAATTTTTTTAATCGCAACGTAACTCCTTATCCTACAGAAGCAGGCGGCTTTAAGTTTGACCTTGTGCCTGTAGAAAAGCAAAAGGACATCATGCTGAATGTAGCACGTCTACATGCTCAGCAGGAATACAATCGCATTATGGATTTGGTTGCGGTGCTACAACAGCAGGCCGAAAGTATTAAGCGTAGATTGGAAATAACAGATATGGTACATGCTGCCAAATATGAGTTTCAACTCTACCATAATCAAATCTACTGGCTTGTATATGATAGCAGAAAAGATCTTACCAGATTAGTTATACACGGTCCCCAGGAATGGGCCACAGGTGCTCCACCGGGGTATAACTATATCTGTAGGGTTAAATGGTTAGGTGACCATACCTGGATAGAAATAGACAAAGAAGGAAATCATGTTACTTGAAAAACCAATTGCTACTGGCGATGTTGTCAGTATGAAACTAATCAACGGTGACGAGATTATTGCTCGTTACGAAAGCGAAACTGCTGACGAAATCAAAATCGACAGACCTCTTGCTCTAACTATGAGCGGACAAGGCCTAGGTATGATTCCCTGGCTATTCTTAGGTGACAAGAATGTTGTTACTCTAAAGAAAGCACACGTATTCTGTACAGTGCCCAGCAAGAAAGAAGCAGCCGACCAATACATGCAAGGAACTACGGGTATTGCCCTCCGATAAATAGGTATATTAGGGGATAAAATATGCCATACATTCAAGGCGGTACAAGTCAAGGAAACAGTGGAAGACCAGAAGTAGTTGACGTTTACAGCAGTAACAACGTATTTGCAAACTTTGTAAACATCGCTCTATGGAATGATCCTCAAGGACCTGAGGCGGCTGTGCTTAACGCTATCAATTCTCCTACCTACGTATTTGAAAATATTGGACAAGAAGCAACAGAAGGTGAAAGCCTCGATACAGGATCTGTTGATGCTGCCCAAAAGGCGCTAGTAGATCAAGGTATTATCAGCATCGATGAACTCAATAAAGGTGTCGGTGCTGGTGACAATCCTGCTGCCGCAGACACTAATCCTCCTACTGTAATTACAGGAACAGATACAGGAGCAGTTACAGTAGCAACTGATGTCGATGCTACCGTTTTATATAGTGGAGAAATCGGTACAATAACTGTCGGTAGTGTGACAAAGGCACCCGGTGTAGTATTTCCTTACGATGTTGCTACTATTGCTCCTCAAAATGGACTTACTGTTCAAGAAGTCTGTGATAATTTAAAAGCATTAATTACTAATGTTTGGGTACCGATCAAAACCCAATTTCCAGACGCATTCATTACCTGTAGTTTTAGAGCCAAAGGTAAAGGTAGTCCGACTAGTCAACATCCGAGAGGTATGGCTATGGATATCCAATACTCCAAAGCCAGCAAAGCCGATTACTATACCAGAGCACTTTGGATAAGAGATAACGTTCCTTACGATCAGTTCCTTTTGGAATACAAAACTACAGGATCTGGACGTCCTTGGCACCATTTAAGTTACAATACTGCCGGTAATCGAGCTCAAGTTTGTACGTTTATGAACGATAAAAACTGTAAAGGTCCGGGCGTAACTGGTTTATTTGACTTATCAAACGCTTGACATTAAATAAAATTGAAGTTATACTATGAGTATGCTTTTGCAGGGGTAAACCCGCATAGCGGTGTTGTTGCAGTGAAAGACTCAGTAGGCTCGGCAGAGGCCCCACACGCCCTGAGAAGTCTGCCACTTCTTATATTTTGGAGAACGTTATGAAAAAGATCTTGATTGGCGCAGTACTGGCAGGTTTGGCTGTTTCGGCTGTGGCTCAACACAGGCCATATCGTCCTCCTATGGAGAGTTATAGAGATCGCGGCTACCATCATCACGTCCAACGTGGAGATAACGGTGCCTGGATTGCTCCTCTAATCATTGGCGGCATTGTGGGCGCCGTTATTGCCCGCGAAAGCCAACAGCCTCCAGTTGTGGTCCAGCAGCCTCCTGTTGTTGTTGCGCCACCAGTTAACGCTGTTATCATTGATGGACAGATCTACACCAAACAGGTTATCTATGTTGATGGTGTTTACCGTGAAGTCCTAATCCGCCAATAATATGAAATACCTTGTACTCGTTCTAGCCGCCGTGGGTCTTGTTGGTTGTGCTACACCTTCCCAAAACGCCGCATTGGTTGGTGCTGTTATTGGCGCCGCAGTTGTCAACTCAGTGAACAATCCACCTCCTCCACGTGTTGTTCACTGCCATCTACGGTTGATTGGATACGATGTTTATCGTCGTCCAATGTACCAGCAGGTTTGTCGCTAAGGGCATACAAGTCTTGACAACAGCGTCAAATAAATATATACTGTAAGTTATTGCTGTATGAAGCAAATCCCAAAGGGTTCTGGACAGGGGTTCGACTCCCCTCTCATCCACTGAGGATATTTGTAAAAGTATCTTGAGTGGGTGAGTACTGGTTTCGACAGGGGTTGAGTAAGACGAGTGGACAGCACATCAGCGACGATGTAAAAAGAAGAAAATCTATAAACGCAAACGATAGCGTATATTCCATGGCCGCTTGAGCCAAGGCGGGGTTGGTAACCTTGTAACTCAACAACCAATAGCACCTTCGGGTGCTATTTTTTATAACCTATTTTTAATCTTGCTTCTGACCAAGGCTTATTTTTCTTGGCGGCAGATATTTTGTCTTTTTGTTCTTGGGTTAAAGGTGGTCTTTTCTTTCCTAATTTAGAGAGAGACTTTTTAAGTTTTGTTTCGGGGCTATCCTTTCTGCCCAACGAGCCATCTCCGCCCATAGTCATATTGTAACCATTATCAAACGAATCATATTCTTTTATAAAAAATGTTTCCATAATTTTATGTGTATGATCTTGATCTAACGATTGATAAATTATTTCAAATACAAAGTTTTCAATCCCGTATTTTTTTATAGCATTATACAAATGTGTGTTCTTTTTATCTAACGCCGAGCACTTTTGATGATTATACCATCTTTCGTCTGGGTCTGTTGTGAATCCTATATAATGCTTACCGTTTATTAAATTGGTAATTTTATATATCGAAGAGAGTGTAGTTAAATACATTGCTGGCATAGTCCTATTATGTTAGAGTCAGTGGATATTGGCGTATCGCGACTGACAACTATATTTACCAAAAGGCTCTTCGGAGCCTATTTTCTTATTTGCTCAGAATCTCTTGACATTATGGTCTCTACTGATATATAATATGTAGATGACACACAGTCATGTTACATTAAAAAGGAAAAATTATGAAGAAAATCGCAATCGCAACTTTGATCGCTCTCGCCGCAACTGCCGCTTCCGCTTTGGAAGTTGGTGTTGTCAGCAACCGTGACACCAGCAACGACCGTGACGCCGCCGGCGTTACCGTTGGCCAAAAGTTTGGCCGTATGAGTGCTACCGCAGGTTTTGAGCGTGCCTCAAAGGGTGCTAACGATCAAGATCGTTGGAGCCTCGTTGGTGGGTATGATCTTACCAAGTTTGGCCCTGCTACCGTCACTGCCAAGGCTGGTGCCGCATACCTCAACAACCAAACTGGTGCTGATGGTTATGCTCTAGTTGCTGGTGTTGGTGTTAGCGTTCCTGTTACCAAGAGCATTTCCGCTACCGTTGACGTTACTCGTCAAGCAGGTCAAGAGCGTGTCAAGGCTCACGACGGTAACCGTGTTGCTGTTGGTCTAAAGTACAGTTTCTAAACTGCTGTATCAACAAGAGCCCGCTCCGGCGGGCTTTTTCATTCCTATTGTTAACATAGGAAAAATCAATAGAAAAACATAGACTTATAGCGTAAATAAAAGTATAATAGAACTATGTTGGGAACAACTAGTTCTTTTTCATTTTCAGACAA